TGGCGCGATGCAGGACCCGTGGGCGAGCGAAGGGACGAAGCAACTCGCCTCCACGCTTCTCGCGGCGAAGCTCAAGGGCGCGACGACGGGGCCAATTGTTAAAGACCCGACAACCGGGCAATTCGGGCAATATGACTCGGCCGGCAAGTTCACGCCGATTGCGAACGCGGACAAGGAAACGCAAACGGCGGAACAGAAAAACTTTGAATATGCGCCGACGCATCCGGGCTTTGCAGAATATCAGAAAAGCCACGGCGCGGAATCGACGAAATCCCATGTTCTCGGCCCTAATGGTGTCCTCGTCGATAACTCTGGGAAAGAGCTTTACAAGGCGCCGCCCGCTGCTGGTGGGACGCCTCCGCAAGTCGATGAAAACGGCAACCCGGTCTATTCGCAATCCGAAAAGGTTATCGGGAACCTCATGCGCCAAGGACTCCCGATCCCTCCGGGCCTTGCTCGGGCTCCTGGGGGCTCGGCCTTAATCAAGCGCGGCCTCGATTATGCGGCGAGCGTCGGAAACGCGGACCCGGCCCTAGAGGCGCAATCGCGCGGCGCGGCGCACGCGAACCAAAAGGGCGCGGAGTCGGAACAGGAAAAGCTCGGCGGCAATAACGCTTCAATGGGGCAGGCTGCGGTCGAAGCGGGGCAGGCTTTCGATTTGGCGCAAACGGCCTCAGACAACATGCCGCGCGGCGATTGGGTTCCGCTCAATAAGGTCAAGCAATTTTGGCAGGGTCAAACGAGTGACCCTTTACTCGGGAAGCTCCAGGCCGCGAACCTCACGGCGAGCAACCTCGCGGCCCGCGCCATTTCTCCAACTGGTGTCGGAACTGACGAAAGCCGCGAGCATTTCCGCGATCTTCTCAACGAGGCGTCGGGCTCCAACTCTTACAACGCCAAGCTCGCCCAAATGCGGGCGGAAGTTAATCTCGCCAAAACGTCGCCGCCTATCGCAATGGAAATGCTGCGCCAGCATCGCCTTGAGGCTTTCCAGAAAGCGCAAGACGCAACGGCCGCTTCGCGTGGGGACTCCGCTACGCCTGCGGCTCCTGCGGCTCCAAGCGGCCCGGCTCATTACAATTTTGACGCGAAGGGGAACCTCATTCAATGAGCGTCACAGCTTCCGGCCCCGATGGCTCGACCTTCTCCTTCCCTGACGAGACGCCCCCGGACGTGGTGCGCGGCGCGCTTGCCAAGCATTACGGGTGGTCGGACGGCTCGACGCCTCGCGGCGGTCCAGACTCGGCCCCGGCTTCTGGCGACATAGACCATAGTTGGCCCGCTCGCTTAGCTGATAATATGCGCGCGGTCGCCAGTGGCGCGACGCTTGGGGCTTCGCCGCGTATCGCGGCGGCGCTCGAATCCGCTACGGGGCTCGGCGGTGAGGCTGGCGATTATTCCGGCAACCTCGCGCGGCGGCAGAACACTGAGGACGAATACGCGAAAGCCCATCCGGTTCTTAGCAGGATTGGGAATTTGACGGGCAACGTCGCGGGCCTCGCGGCCGTGAGTGAAGTTCCGGGCCTCGCGGCGCTACTCCCTGACGCGGCTCCCACGCTGCTCGGCAAGATCGGGCAGGGAATGGCGGGCGGAGCGGCGGTTGGCACGGTCCAGGGCGTCAATGATGCGCCGGACTGGTCTGACGTCGGCGCGACCGTTAATAGCGCGTTCCAAGGCGCGGGCTCTGGCGCGATCCTCGGCGGCGGGTTCCCTCTTGTCGCGAAGGGCGTCGGCAAGTCCTTTTCCGCTCTGGCGGACGCGCTGGGCGATTTCGGCCCCGACATATCCAAGCCGGCCGGCCGTATCCTGGCGAAGGCGTTGCGGGCTTCCGAGCCGGGCGCGGTGGAATCGCAAGCCGCGACGCTCGGCCCTGACGCCATGCTTTTGGATACGGCCCCTTCGATGCTTCGCAAGGGGCAGGGCGCGGCCGGCAACTCAGAGGAAGCGCAAAACATCCTGGCGGCGGCGCTCGGCAAGCGCGAGGCGGCGACGACGGGTCGGCTTACCTCGGACGTTAACGACAATTTTGGGACGGCTGTCGAGCCCATACAGGCGCAACAGGACATTGCGGACCATCGCTCCACGGTCGATAGCGCGAATTATGGCGCCGCCCTCGGGCAAAGCCTCGCGCATCCGGCCCCGCCTCCGGTGGACGTGCAGCCGGTCATTGATCGGGTGAACGGCCTGATTAGCGAGTCGGCCCCTGGGACGGATATTCACAAGGCGCTGACGCGCGTGCACGATATGCTGCACGCGCCGAACCCGGACGCCGACGCCCTCGTATCGAATGCGGCAAACGATGCGCGGACAAATCCGAACGGCGACCGCATGTCGGCGGCGGAATATCGGGCGCGGTTTACCGGGCGCGACGGCTCGACCGTAGCGCCGTCGATGATCCCGCAAACGCGCGCTGACCTTCTCCACGAGGTCAAAAAGGAACTCGACAAGGCGATAGAATACCCGGATGACGCGGCGCTTGGATTGCCGGGCGGGGCGCTCAAGACGGGGCAGGCCCGCTTGAAACAGGCGCGCTTTTCGCTGAATGACGCGCTTGAAACGCAAGTGCCGGGCTATGCGGAGGCGAACGCGGCCAGCGCGGCCCTAGCGAAGCGCGGCGAGGCGGTGGCGTCTGGCTCCAAGCTGCTGCGTGCCGATGCCCCTTGGCCCGATCGGGTAGCCGGCGAGCGCGCGGCAATGCAACCCGGCGAGCGGGCGGCGCACGCGATGGGCCTTCGCGGCGCGATGGAAGGAAAAATCCGCCATACCGCAAACGACATAACCGCCGGCAAATACATTGTCGGCGGCGAAGGTGATTTTAACCGCGACACGTTGGGGCATGTGTTCGGCGAACAGCCGAAACAGAACTTCGTCAACGCCGTCGAGCGTGAACGCAAGTTCGCGGATACGACGGCCCGGCAACTCGGAAACTCGGAAACCGCCCCACGCGCGCAAGCCATCAAAGAAATGGCGCCCTTTAGAATCGGCACGGTTTCGACGATCGGGCATGCGATCTCTAAGGGAATCGATAAGTTCGGCGGCGGCGCGATCGACAAGGTTTTGGGCGACGTAACGAAAAGCTACCCGGAAGTCGCGCGAATTCTCTCGTCGAGCGGCCCACAGCGCGACGCCTATGTCCGGGCTCTCCGCGCCAGCGAAACGCGAAGCGGCGCGAACGCGGTCAAAGGTCAATCGTTCGGGAATAGGGCGGCTCTGGCGGCTGCTCTGCTTGCGAATGGCGCGCTTCACTCCGGTCCCAAAGCCAACCCCAGGCGAGTAAGGCTAGGCAACTGACGGCACAAACCGCCATGCCTACAGCGAAACCATAATCCGCGAAAACGCCGTTCAAGCCGACCGCCATCAACTTCAAGATGGCGATAAGCACGACTGAGCAAACAATCCCCTTAAGCAACATTCGAGGCTCCCCTGTGGCAAGAAATTCGAGCGGCCAATACACCCTTCCGCCCGGCGACGCGGCGGTCCCCGGTGGGCCAATCTCAAGCCTCGCATACAACGGCCAAAATAGCGATTTCGCGGCCGAACTGACTAATTCGCTCGACCGCCTTGGGCGTGGGGCGATGGAAGCCAACTTTCCAATGGGGGCTAATCGCATCGTCGGCATGGCGGACCCGATCGCCGCGACCGATGCCGCGACGAAGGAATATGTCGATAATCCTTCTACCGTCCCGGCGACCGTCACGGCGGCAATTGCGGCGGCCGTCGCGGCGGCAGTCGCGGCGAACTTTCCGATATTCACAGGAATGGTTATTTTCACAGGCGAGAATTATCTCCCGACCGGTTATCTGGCTTGCAATGGGGCGCTCGTATCGCGGACTACTTACGCGGCGTTGTTCGCGATTATCGGGGTCAACTACGGGGCCGGCGACGGTTCCACGACATTCGAGCTCCCCAACTACGCGACATTTGATCCATCGGGCTATTTTGCCGGCTACATCAAAATATAAGGCCGCGCGCGCATGACCTACACTCCGCAAACCGTCAATTTCCCGCCCGCGTCGGCCGCCGCCGTGGTTACGCGCGACCAAATGCGCCAAGCGCTGTTGGCGCAAGGCGTCCTTGAAACGGTCGATGAGGCGACGCCCGCCGCGAACAACGTCGCCTCGTCCGCTTACATGACGGGGCCGCTGCTCACGTCCACCGGGCCAGCCGCCGCGTTCATCCAATCGACGCTGGCCTACACCACGGCGCAAATGAACACGCTTTTCGCGCTGGCCGCGACCTTCACCTACTGAGGCTACACATGAAAATCGTTCAATTCCTGCGGCTGCTGGTCGCGGGCGCGCTGCTGGCTTGCTCGGCTCCCGCCTCGGGCCAGGTCTTTACGTCTCTGACGTGGGGCGTCAATCGCGCGTCGCCGTCGGCGGCGCCCGTCTGCCTGATGAAAAATGGGACTTGTCTCATCCAAATCGGCACGGCGAATCTTTTAACCGGAGCTTGGACGCCCAGCTCTGGCGGCTCCGGCAGCCCGGTTGCATCGGTCGGCAGTTCCAACGGCTCATTGACAGTCAGCCCGACGACGGGACCCGTCAATTTGCTGCTCAATCCCGCGCACGCGAATTCTTGGTCTTCCCCGCAAACTTTCGGGGTCGGCGACATTGTTTTGAACGGGGCCGGAACGGGCTGCGCCGGATTTGCGAGCGGCGTTCTGGGGCCAATTACCTGCCCTACGGGCGGCTCCGCGTATCCGTCCTTTGACTTGCGCGCCATCTTCACGGCGGGCGGAACTGATAACGGCCCTCTATCCGTGGCTTGGATGGCGACAAATCCGAGTGGGCTTTACTCCCTCAATTCGCCAAATACGGTTGGCGGCGTGGAATATTACTTCTCGTCACCGCTTGATCTTGCCAACTTCGGTCTTAACATCGACTGCGGCGGCGGTGGTTTCCGCGCCGACAATGTCCATCTTGTTTTCGCGGCGGGCGTCGATGGTGTAATCGAGGATTGGGGCTCTACCTCCGATGTTCGCGGGTGTTCGATTATTTCCCTGGGGATATTTGCGAGTTCAGGGCCGATCACGTCCGGTATCACGGTGATCCCAGCCGTTACTTCCTTTGCTGTGACAGACCTAACGGTCCCATTTTTCGCCGCCGGTGACGGCGTAATTATGCTGGGCGGAACCAAAACCGATGTCGCATTGGCGACGCCGCCCGGCGCCTATCTAGCCTCGGTCAGTGGAGCGACGGTAACTCTCGCGACGGGATTCGCCGTTACCACGACGCCCGTTTACGAATCCGCGTATCTTTTCCGCCTACCGGCCGCCAAGGCCTCGACGGTGACGACGACCACCGGTAGCACTACCGTCACCACGACGGGAGGTCCATATCTATGGGTTCCGGGCGACCTGATTTGGTCTGACGCATTCCCCTATGGCACGACCGTTTTGACGACGCTCGGCTCTTTAGGCGCTCAAACGCTCACTATGACCAACGCCTATATGGACGCGACGGTTCTCGCCACGAAAACCCACACTGCCGGCAGTGGGAAGATGTGGTTGATCCCCGCCGCGTTTAAGCGGCGGGCGTCCGGGGAGAGCCATAATGTCTATGAGATCGGCTGGCCGACCGGTATGCAAATGTCATGCACTAGTGGCGGAAGCGACAATTGCGACAATAGCCGGGACTACGGCTTCGGAAGCGAGCGCTCCATAGTCGGGCGATGGGTTGGAGGCAACAACACGGGATCGTCGCTTTCTATTGGAGCGTTTTATAACACCAGTTTGCGTTTTGGTATATTAGAGGGAGGGTCGCTTGGAAGCTATTATTTCGGTGAGACTTACGAGGGATACGAAAGCGGGACTGCTTATACTGACGTTGTGCTTAACTGCAACGACAGCAACAATTCTACGTTTTTCGGCTATTATCAAAATAGCCCAAATGGAAGTTGCGGAAACTCCACCGACCCATACAATACCAACCCCTCGAATCCCGCTGAGGGTGGGACAGTTAAGGCACTCTCAATAGGGCCAACGTCTGTCTCTATTGCAGGATTGCCAAGCCTTACTGGCAACGCTTTATCCGGCGCTTTCCTCTACCTCGATGCGTCGGTTGCGGGCGGCTATATTTATAATGTAGTTACGATCGCGACACTCAATACTTGCAGCGCATATCCTGGGACAACTCAGGTAATCAGCAATGGCATTGCGTCGCCAACCTATCGCCAAGCGGTATCGACAACGGGAACCACAAGGCAATTGGTGTTTTGCGACGGCACTAGTTGGACTTATCACTGACGCATATCCCCCGCGCGTCTACTGATGTATTTTTGCAACACTTCCCGCTCAAGCGTTGTGGATAGCCGGGAAACCGCCCCCGCGCGCCGCGATCTTGGCCGCATAGTGCTCCGCGCTCTACTCGCTTCGCTCCCCAAAAACTGAGGGCAAATCATGAAAACTCGCTTGTTTATCGCGGTGGCGCTGTTCGCGTCGCTGGTCGGCCTCGGCTACTGCGTCCAGGCCAATGCGGCGGACCTTCCGTCAACGAAGGCCCCTCCCGCGCCCCTCCTGGTGGTCGCCCCGGTCGATTACTGGTCGGGCGGCTACGGCGGCATCCTCGCCGGGGTCGGGTTCTCGACCGGCGTCGGCAATCTGGAAGCCTTCTCAAACGGCGTCTATCAGTCCGGCCTTAACGGCCCCTATCCGGTTTATACGGCCTATGCGCTGGGCGTCCCGGCGACCGTCAAGCCGAACACTGACGGCTTCCTGACGGGCGGAACGCTCGGTTACAATTTCCGGTCTGGCTCGTTCGTCTATGGCGCCGAGTTCGACGCGGTGTCGAACGTGACGCCTGCGGGAACCTCGACCTTCGTTACGCCGGGCCTCGGCGTTGCTCCCTCCGTGGCCCAGATTGGCCGCGCCTGGAATTATGCCGGCACGGCTGACGTCCGCCTTGGCTACCTCGTCTCGCCGGGGGTGCTGGTCTACGGCAAGGGCGGGCTCGCCTGGGCGCATGAAAATACCGGCGTTCAGTCGTTCGGCTCGGCTATGGCCGCGACCTACGGCAACGCCGCGTCGTCTTCGCTCGTCGCCGGATGGAACCTCGGCGCGGGCGTCGAGGCGCTGATCGGCTCGGGCTGGTCAGTCAAGGCCGAATATAAATTCGTCTCGCTGGCGAAACAGACGGCCAGCTTTGGCGGGTTCTCCTACGGCGATGCTCCCGGCACGGGCGCGCTGTCCACTTATCTCGTCTCGTATCGCCCGCAAGAGCATGTCGTGACGGTCGGCTTGAATTATCACTTCAACGCCTTCGCCGCGCCGACGATCGCGGGCTTGCCTTATGCGCCGGTGAGCGCCGCGCAGTTGCAGACTTACGCCAGCGGCCTGCCGGTTCCGGTGGCGCTTTCCACCCTTCCCATCCCGATCAAGTAATCCCCCTTGGTCGAACCTTGCGCCGCGTGATCCAAAAACTCGCGCGGCGTTTTTTGTAACTTTTGGGAGTGGAAAATGGCTGAATTCGACGTGAAAAGCCCGCGCATCATGCGGGTGCTGATGGACCATTTTGGGCTCGAGGATTTCCAGGCGGCCGGCGCGCTCGGCAACTTCGGCCGCGAGTCGGCGGGGCTCGTCATCCTGCACGAAATAGGCAAGCCCGCGAATGAGGGCGGCGACGGCTGGGCGATGTGGACTGGCCCGCGCCGTCTGGCGTTCCATGCGTGGTGCGGAAAGCACGGCTGTTTTTGGGAGTCCGATGAGGCCAATCTTGGCTTTCTGATTCTCGAACTATCGACCAACTTCAAGGCGACGGTGATCGGCCTGCGCGCCGCGAAGACGGTCGAAGACGCCACGCGCTCATTCGAGAAAACCTACGAAATGGCGGGCGTGGTCGCGCTGTCGGACCGCATCAAATACGCGCGCTCGGCGCTCGCCGCGTTCCGCGTTTCTCCGTTCGCGAAGGCGGCTTGAGGGAGTGCCAGATGGTCCATCTGATCTTCAATGACTACGGGGTTTTTACCCTCTGCCTCGCCCTCGAATTCTGCGTCTATTCCTATCCTCGGTTCGTCGCCGACATAGACCGGCTCTGAAAGGTTCAAAAATGTTCTCGATCAATCCTAATGTCTCGGCTTTGCTCAATGTGGGCGTGGCTGTCGCTGGGGCGCTGGGCGGCGCTACGGCGGAATTTACAACGCTGCTCGGCCAGGGGCCGGGCGCGAAAATGGCGGCCTCGGCGGCCCTCGCGGCGCTGTTGCTTGGCTCGGTCAACTCCGCGCTGCACGGCCTATCGAGCCCCAAGCCCGGTGCACTCGCCTCCTAACACTCGAACGATGGGGCTGCGGCCATGCCGGGCACACAAGAGAGAGACGAGGCGGGCTGCTGCCTCGACGCCTTCCTTCGGGAAGCGGACGGCGCGGGGCTCGATTTCCGCACGGCAAAGGGGCGCGCGGACGCCTATCAATCGCTCATGTGGGCGGGCACCTGGAAGCGGCGATGGGACTCGATCGCCTATAAGATAGGGAACGCCTTTTTAACGGCGCTCGCGCTGGGGATGCTGATGATCGCCGGCTGGGGCGCTGCTCTTTGGGGCGGTCACATCAAGGTCGATTAGTGGGTGGGGGGGGCGCTCACATGTGCCCCAATAACCATTGGCCGACGCGCGAGTCCGCGAAGGCGAAAAACAGCCGATGTATCAACGCAAACCCCAGCGCAATCGCGAATAGGGCTAAACATCCGGCCCCAATTGCCAGCGCGGCGCCGATTGCCATTTCAAAGCCTGCCATTATCATTTTTGCTTCCTTTATTTTTCCGATACTTAGCGCGGGAATTCCCGCACCCGGTTCTGGTGCGGGCTTAGGTTCGTTCTCGCTATCGTCCCGCGATAGCTTCCCCATAGCCTGCCGCGCCAACCTCTCGCGGTCGGCGGCGCGCGTCATTTAGAGGCCTCCAACTCAGCGAAGCGAGAAGCGACGAGGCGCGCGCGTTCCAAGATCGGGAGCTCGCGCCCGACGAGCGCCGCGTTGATGGCGTTTATCTCGTCGTGCTCGGCGGCGTAGGCCGCTATTATGCGGCCGTTGCGCTCGATCGTGTCGTGTTGGCGCTCGACGACCGCCTTTAAGCGCTCGATCTCCCTATCGTCACACTCGCTCATTTGCGCTGGCTCCTTGCCTTGCGGCGCGCCGCCCGGTTCCCGGGGTCTTCGCTAAGGTTTGTCCCCGTGACGACGTAGCGCTTGCCGCCCGGCGTGGTGACGACCGCGCCCTCGGGTAGCGTGACTCGGCCGCCTGCGTTTATGTAAACGTCGTCGCCCAGGGCGTAGCCCCTGCCGGGGCTCGGTGGCCGCGTCTCGTAGATTGGGGCGGCGCGTTCCGCCTCGCGCTTCAATGCCGTTTCTTCCATCACAGCGCCCTCCGGTCTGCCTTCTTCGCGACGTCGATAAGCTGCCGCATGTGTGGGTTGATGATGTCGAGGTCTTTGACGCACAGCCCGCTATACCAGCGGTCAAGCCCGTCATGCGCTTTGCGGCCGTTCTCCGCGTGGGCGGTCCCTTCCTCGATCAAGGCCTTTAGCGCGGGGTTTGGGGCTTCTCTCGCCTGCGCCTTGGCGGTCAAGTCGGCCATAAGCTCGTCTGTCAGTTCGAGCCCGTCGTCGGGGTTCGGCGGCGTGCGCTTCGCTGCGGCGGCTTCCTCGGCCTCGATGGCGCGTTTGCTTGCCTCCACGGCGGCGAGCGCGGCTTCTTCCTCGGCCTCGCGGCGCTCATCTTCCTTGCGGCGCTTGGCCTGTATGGCGGCCTCGGCGTCGTTCCCGGCTTTGATCGCAGCTGCGGTTCGCTTCTGCTCTGCGAGGGCGTTGGCGACGCGGGCGGCTTCTTCCTCGCGCATCTTGGCGAAGCGCTTGCCTCTTTCCGCCGCGTCCATCACTTCGGCCTCGTCTTCCGGCTGCTTCGCGTCCTTCGCTGCCCGTCTCTCGGCCTCCATCGCGGCGAGTTTCCTCCCGTGGGCCTTGGCCTTGGCGTCGTCCTCGGCCGCGTGCAGCAGCTCAAGCTGCGTAAGCTCGTCTTGGAAGCTCTCGGGCTCGGATTTGATTGCGCCGCGATCCTCGATCATTCCGCGATCGACAAACCGTTCCGGCTCTTCCCGCGGGATCGCGGGCGGCTCCTTGCGCGTCACGTCATTCGCGCGCGTCGCTCGCATGTTGTCCGTGAGGTCTTCAAGCTCGTCTGGCGAATAGACGCCCAACATAATGTCGCTGGCGTATAAGCGGCCCCATTCGCGCGAGCCGCGATATGCGAGCATGTTGCGCGGGTTTTTCTTCCATTGCTCGTTATCGGTACGCCATTGTCCGACCGTCCCGGCGATAGAACGCGAGTCTGTCTCGCCGGGGATGGTCCCGCTAACGACAATCCCGAAGGCGTCGCCCGGTTTGTCGTTCCATTCATAGGAGAGGCGCACGCCAAGCTTCGCGGCGATGATCGCGGAAATCAGCTTGCCTTCGTAGCAGATTTTACCTTTCACGATCGAAACGCATTGCGCCACGGCGAAGGGGTCCGCGTTCCATCGCGACGCTTGATTGACGACCAAAAAGCAGTTGCCCAAAACGGCGTCGGGCTCAAGCGGGCGCTTGTCCTTGATGGTGAGCGAGTCGGGGATTAGGCTGCTGCAAGCCATTACCTTGGCAATGCGCATCATGTGCTCGAACCGACTTGAATCGAGAATTCCTACAGGGTCGTGAACAATAAGGCGTTCAAGGGGCTTCGATATTGCGGGTAGGTTTTCTTGGACTGCGCTCATAATTTGTTCCTCTTGTTGGCTTCTTGCTCTAGTAGCCCATCGGCAATTGCCGGGCTCGGAATTATTCGGACTAGGCTTCTACTTTACGAACGCCTGGGACGGTGATCCCTGCGGCGCCGGCGCGCTTGGCGAGTTTTTTGATAGTCTCGGTTAGTTCCTCGGCCACTTCGTCTTGCGTGGCGAAAAACGCGCAAGCGGCCGGCAAGTCGTCAACTTCGTAGGTCGTGACCTTGCGGGCCTTGTGGGTGACGCGGATGGTTCCGACCGTGGCGGCCTTCGCCTCGATCTCCTTGAACGGCTCTGGGGCTGGCGGCGGCGCTTGAAACACCGCGGCGTCGTGTGCGGCTGCGGCCTGGGCCTTCTCGTGCTCAATGCGCGCGAGGCGGTTTGCCTCATACGCGGCCTGCTCGCGGCGCTTGTTCTCGGCCTTGAGCCAGTCGAGCCCGATCGAGCGGATGCGGATTTTTAGGGCGGCGGCCTTTTCAATGATGGGGCCAAGCCATTTCGCGTCGATCTGCCGGCCGGCCTCCAGGTGCGGGGCCTTTTCCTCCTTGTTAAGCGCCTTCGCCTTGTTCTCCAGCTTGCCGAATTCGATCGCGTAATTCTCGCACTTGTCGGCCTCGGCCTGAGTCGTCGGCAATCGGCCCGGCAACTCCGTGAGCCATTCGACGACGGCCTTCGCGTGGGCCTCGATCTCTGCCAACAGCGCGGCGTCGGGTGTCGGCGCGGGCGCGTCCTCGGGCGGGTTGTTGTGCCCGCTTGTGACGATTGCGGGCACTTGCTCGGGCCACGGCTCGCCGCGCTGCTTCGCGAGATAAACCTCGCGCGTGATCGGCGAGCGGCCAATGAAGCCAAAAAGGTCGTCGATCTCGTCAAGGTGGCGCGGCGTGTAACCGCTCGTCACCTGACAAATGTATTCGCCGTCTTCTTTCCAAATCGCCACGGCGCGCTTGTTGCTGTCGCGATAGAATCCGCAATGCGGCGTTCCCGGCGTCATCTCGGGGCGATCTCCGCGAATGGCGGCTTTCCAGAAGTCGTAGTCGGCCTGGCTCATTTGCGATTTACCTTCTCAAGGAGTCCGGTGAAGCGCTTTTCGAGGATTTCGATTCTATCAAGCGCGTGGTGGTAGCGGGTGGTCATGGCGTCGGCGGCGGCGGAAACGCGGGCAATTTCGGTCGGGTAGTCTTTCGTCCTGGCGTCGATGTGGAGCCCTAAAGCGTTGATGTTTTCCAAGTTGGTTTGATCGCGGCGGTTTACGTGATCCGTGAGCGCCTTAATGCTGCTTTGGAGGTTTTCGCAGTTCTTGTTGATGACGCGAATATCCTCTGAATAGTCTACCATAAGCGCGGGGTGCACCGGCGCTGCTGGCTGTTTCCCGATGCGCCCAAAGCACTCGGCCCTGATGCTTTTAATGTTGGAGTTGTTGTATTCAGGGCCAAGTTCGGCCGCGATCGTCGTATCGTTGGCGTTGGGGTCTTTGTATTTACAAAGGCCACTCTCTAGAAGCTCGATGCGCTCCGTTAGAAGCGCATGGGCTGCGAGCCGCTGGGTGAAGGTGAGGGTATTGACGGGTCGAAGCGATTTGCCGCGCGTGCGGTATAGGGCCTTCATTAGTTTTTCCCGCTAGCGATGGCGGCTCCAGCGATGAAGAGCCACCCGAATACAACGATGACGAGCCACGCGGCCGCGCCCAAAGACAGAAACGGGTGGTCGATAAGGAAGTCGATCAAGCCGCGATCTCCTCCAGTTCGTCGGTGAAAACAGCGCCGCGCCAGCCGTCGGCGGCGTCAACGTAGTAAAGCTCTCGCGGAATGTTGCTGCTGATGCAGAATTCGCGGCAAACGGTGACGACTTGCCCGTTGTGGATGGCGTATGGGTTGCCTGGGTCCGTCTGGCGGATTGGGATGTAGCGAAAGATACGGCGTTCTCCCGGCTGAGGGGTGCTCGTGCTCATGACGTGAAAGCTCCAAGGCTTGAGAGGATGGCGCCCGCCACGACGGCGGCGGAAATGAGCGCCATCGCTGTAATGGCGAGGCCGTCCGCGAGAGTGGTGGGATAGACGGGGTCTTGTTGCATGGTGGGGCTCCGGGGTTAGGCTTCTTCGACAAGCTTGCCATTATTCGCGACAAGCCAAACATCAGCAGCAACCCCATCTGTGCCGGCACACCCAGTCGCAAAGCCGATGCATTTTCCGCTGGAGTCGTATTCCGCGATGGCGATCCACGTTCCCGCTGCAGCTTTGGCGCGCGAGTCGTTGCCCGCCGACGCAATGACGCTGTTCGCGCCTTTCGCTTCATTCTTCGTGTAGTCGCCGCTGCTGGCGTTCGTCGCGTAGTCGCCGCTGCTGGCGTTCTTCGCGTAGTCGCCGCTGCTGGCGTTCTTCGCGTAGTCGCCGCTGCTGGCGTTCTTCGCGTAGTCGCCGCTGCTGGCGTTCTTCGCGTAGTTGCCGCTGCTGGCGTTCTTCGCGGAGCGGCCGCTGCTGGCGTTCGTCGCGGAGTCGCCGCTGCTGGCGTTCTTCGCGTAGTCGCCGCTGTCAACTTTCGTTTTATCGAACGCCCATTTGATCGCTTTGGAGATAAACTTCGGCAGGCTCAATTCGGCTTTGATGATGATTGTCGCCGAGGCGATCTTGCTGTCGCCATCATGACAAGCGAGCGTTCCAGAAACTTCCACCTCTGCAAAGCGTGAATCAAATGGGTCGTAATATGACCAAACATCAAGCGGGTCTTCGCAGGAATGGAAGCCGCTCTCGCAAATGACGACCGGGCCTTCATGCGCATAGGATTTTCCGACTTCGAATTGGAAGTAGCGGCATTTTAGGTCTTTGTCGAAGCCTTTGAAGGCAGTGAGCGTCACTAGCTCTTGAGCCGCGACCGGCGCGGGCGCATCGACAACAGCCTCGACTTCCTTCGGCTTAGCGGCCTTCTTCACTTGCGTCTCCATGGTGGGGCTCCGGGGTTAGGCGGCGTCGCGCAAAATATTCTGGATGATGAGAGCGTCGCCCGTTGGCTTCATCCGACCAGGGCGATAAATATCTTCTCGAAGTCCGATTGGACGTTCATCATCCGGTCTCCCATCGATAGCGGCCTCATAAATATCAAGTGCTCGATCTAGGGGGATGGATGGATTTACGTTGCTCATTCCGCCCTTGCCGCGCTTCGATTTAATGATGGAACGTAGTTCGCCGATGCTCTTTTGGCCTGATTGGGCGATGCGTTTTGCTTCTGCTTTATTCATCTTCGTCTTCCTCTTCGCCAACAATTACGCCAGTCCCGTGGCAATCTGGACACGTCGCCGAATACCATCCGCGCGCATCGTCAGGGACGGGTCCGGGTGCTTCGCGTTCGCCGCGCGTGCGTTTTCCGATCTCTCCAGTGCCGTTGCAGCGCCTGCATGTCTGGGGAAAGTCGCTCATGACGTAAGCTCCAAGGCTTGAGAGGATGGCGCCCGCCACGACGGCGGATGCCTCGATCGGCGGAGGCGCGCGCGTCGCGCGCCGTTTTTTCATGCGTCGCCGGAGCCGTCGCCGTCGCCGTCGCCGTCGCCGGAGCCGTCGCGGTAGCCGGAGCCGTAGCCGGAGCCGTGGCCGTCGCCGTCGCCGTCGCCGTAGCCGGAGCCGTCGCGGTCGCCGTAGCCGTAGCCGTCGCCGGAGCCGTAGCCGGAGCCGTCGCGGTCGCCGTAGCCGTAGCCGTAGCCGTAGCCGTAGCCGTCGCCGGAGTCGTAGCCGTAGCCGGAGCCGTCGCCGGAGCCGTCGCCGGAGCCGTCGCCGTCGCCGTAGCCGGAGCCGTCGCGGTAGCCGTAGCCGTAGCCGTAGCCGTAGCCGGAGCCGTCGCCGGAGCTACCCCCGATGGACATTTGCGGACTCCCATTTCTCGGTCGCGTCTGGCGAGACCTCAGTAACTGAGGTGATCTTGCGGAGGTTGATCTTTTTGACGCGGGCGCCGATGCGCGAACCCTTCGCGGGGCCTTCGCTCGCGAGGCCGCCGAAGCCACCGTTCGCGCTGCTCCAATAGATGCAATTTCGCGCGTTGGTCAGGGTGATGTTGTCGCCGCTCGTGTCTTTCGCCCACCCGTAAAAAACACCGCGAAACTCCGTCGTAACCAATACCGGCCGATATCCTTGCTCTCTAAGATCGCTCATATGTGCCTCCATCGGTTTGTTGCGATGAGTGAATGTTTGCATAAGGCAAACGTAAAGGCAATAGGGCGCGCGAAAATATATTTGCCTCATGCAAACCTCTCGGAAATATGTCTTGACGAGCGCGGTTTGCATAGCGCAAACTAGAATTATGGAAAACAAACGCGAGAAACACCCATTCGCAATTTATCGAGAACGCCACGGGCTTTCACAGGGGGCGCTTGCGACGCTTCTTGGGCGTCATCGCTGGACGATAGCGGCAATCGAAATCGGAATTCGGAGCCCGTCCGGGGAGCTGCTTCGTAAGGCTTCCGAGGTGACGGGGATTTCGGCTGACAGGGTTCTCAACTGGAGCCCTGGCGCGTCGCCAGCCCACTCCGCGAAACATCCGCGCTCGGCCTAATCGCCCTCAATCAATCTTTCACGGCGCTTCACTCAGCGCATTGGCTAAACACATGCTTGGAGTAACCAAAATGTCGGACGAAGCGCTAAGCAATTCTCCGGACGGCGGCCATTTGCGGGCTTTCGTGGAACGGATCGAGCGGTTTGATAAGGCAAAGCGCGCGATCGCGGAAAATGTGAAGGAGATTTATAGCGAGGCCAAGGGCCGTGGCTATGACGTTAAAGTGCTGCGCAAGCTCGTCGCGCTGCGCCGCGTCGACGAATACCAGCGGCAAGTGGAAAATGAGATTTTGTCGCTCTACCTCACAGCTCTCGGAATGGAGCCGCTTTGATGCAGCCTTGCGCAAATCTCCTGACGCCTTGGGCGTCTCCCGTTCCGCGCGATGAGCGGGAAATCGTCTCGTTCTTTGTCCCTGGAAAGCCGCTCGCCTACCGACGCGCCGGCACGAACGGGAAGCGCCGATATACGCCCGTCTCGCAAGCCTCCTACATGCGCGCGGTGGGACTGATCGCGTCGCGGGCCTTCGCGGGAATTGGGCCTCTCCCTGGGCCGCTGCGGATGACGGTCGCGGCCTGCTGGGCCTTCCCTAAGAGCTACACGGCGGCGGATCGGCTGCGGCGGTGCATGACCGCTGTTCCTGATGCTGACAACGTGGGGAAGCTGATAGCCGACTCGCTCAACGAAATCGCCTATGCCGACGACGCGCAAATCTGCGAGCTTCACGTATCCAAGCGGTTCGGGTTGGTCGCGGGCGTCACGGTTTCAATCGAGCAATTGGAGCCGGCGCGTTGAGCCTCCTTTCTCTCTCGATAAACCCGCGCGGCCCGCTCTATCAAAAGCAGTTAGAGCGCGAAGCCCGGATAAAAGCCGAAAATCAAGCGGCTCTCGCGACTGCGGTGCGGGCTGAACTCAAGCCGGTTTATGGGCCTATCGCGCCGCCCGCGCCCGTCGATCCGGCGACGTTCCCGCGCGCGAACCCGACCAGATATTACCCTGCCTCGCGCGTCGCGGTGTTTTGCATCCAAGAGGCGTGCGCCGCCTATTACGGCGCCACGCTCGGAGACATGCTCTCCCGGCGACGATTCCGCCCCGCGAAAATGGCGCTCGTCGCCGCGTGCTATCTCGCGCGCGTTCGCCTCGGCGGCTCTTACCCACGCCTCGGGGTGCTGTTTGACGACCGCGACCATTCGTCGATTTTTTGGGCGGTCCGAAAGGTCGCGCTTCTCGTCGAAGCGGAAGACCCTCAAACGCTTCTCGACCTTCTTTCGATCGAAACGGCCCTCGCAAGGAATCCGGATTATGTCGGCCACACAAAAGAAGCTGAGCGATTCAGCGCAAATCGAGGCCCTGCGGTTCGCGATCGTCTGCGTCCAAGGGCGCGCTAAGGCCACGCAATCTGAGCAAACGATCCACGTCTCACGGTTGGAATATCTGATCGCGCGGATTGAAAAGGCGCGGGACGCCCGGCCGATGAAAACGCACGCGGGTTAGCTTCATCGTGCTAATGAAAAAGAGACGGCGCGCCCTAGCAAGCACACCGTCTCGAATAACGGCAGCGCCCGGCACAAACGGCGGGCGGCCTATCCACGACGCCCGTAGGAGGGGCAATGTCATGGTGAAACTCACCAATAGCGAACCTGTGTCCGAATCTCAAGAGCCTGAGCGTAGCTCGCTCGGGCAGGAACTTATTGAGGTGGCTCTTAACGGGAACCTCTACGGCGGGTTGGATGTCCCTCAATTGTTGCTCGCCGCTAGGGAGTTTGTCGAATGGTGTTCTGATTACGCCGAGGGCTCTAGGATGTCTGAGGACGAAGCCCGACGCGAGTTCGTCGCCTTCCTGAAAAAAGGGGTAGCGATGTGAGCCACTGGTTTCGACTTTGGCGCGATATGCCAAATGATCCAAAATGGCGCGTTGTTGCGCGTCGCAGCAAGCGGCCTGTTCATGAAGTCATCTCTGTTTTCGTTTTCATGCTGAATGATGCCGCTGATTGGTCGCATCGTGGTTGCCTTGAAAATTGGAACGATGAGGTCGTCGGCGCGGCTCTCGATTTAGACGCCGAGTGCGTCGAGTCCATCAGGGCCGCGATGCAGGGGCTTGTTCTGGACGGCGACAAAATTTCCGGGTGGGATAAGCGCCAACCGAAACGCGAAGACCTATCGACGGAACGGGTGAAAGTGTTTCGGGAACGGCAAAAATCCGAAATGAAACGCAATGAAACGCGTTTCAGGCCTGATGAAACGCAGCGAAACGCACCAGAAGAGAAGAGAATAGATAAGAAAGAACCCTTAATAGAGATACAGGTAACTTCCCTAGAGGGACTGCGCCAAAAGCGGCCTGCGGCGCCTGTCTCGAAAGCTCTGGTTTTGGAGGCGTCGGCGTTCTTCCGATTTTGGGAAGCATGGCCCAACAAAGTCGGGAAGCCGGCTGCGGCTGCCGCGTTCCAGAAGGTCGCTTGCGACGCTGACGCGATCATTGCCGGTGTCGAGCGCTACGTCCGCGACAAGCCCCCGGATCGCTCCTGGCTCAACCCGGCGACGTTCCTGAATCAGCGCCGTTGGGAGGATCAGCCCGCGCCTTTCGCCATTGGCTCGCAGCGCGGGGACAGTTGGGCCTCTATTTTGGGAGAAATTAACGAAAATGACTGCAAAAACCAAAGCCCTGATGGGAATGTTCGCCGGCTTTCCCTCGTTCCGACCGGCTCCGGCTGAGGGGAAGCTGGCTATCGCCGCCTATCTCTCGACGCTTGAGGGGTTCCCCGTGGAAACCGTGCAAGACGGCGCGCGGCAAGCGCTCAAAGCTGGCGGCGCTTTTCCCCCGTCGAGCCCGGAGTTTTACGAAATCTGCTCCCGCGTCGCGGCCGAGCGCCATGCCGAACAACGCAGGATTTACGAGGCCAAAGCGCCGTGCCTGCCGAGACCGATCGAAACGCTGTCCGAGGCTGAACGCGAGGCGTCCAAGGCGCGAGTGCAAGCGATGGTCGATGCGTTCAAATACTCAAATTCGATGGCGAGAGCCTCGCAAACGCCGGCCGAAAAGAAGGCGGATGCGCAATCCTGGCTTGTCGAAAATGCCGGTGGCTTCTGCCAGTCTCCGGTTCGTATCTCGGCCGAATTGGCCGCTCTGTTCGAGGATCAACGCCGATGATGACGGAAGCGGTAGCGCGGAAAAAATGGTGCCCGTTCGCCGTCCCGTTCGGGACCGAGGGCGGTAATCGAGCGAAAGATGGGGCGGTGACTTCGCCTGCTTGCTGCGTCGCGTCGGATTGCATGGCTTGGCGGTGGTCTGACGGTTGGCCAGATGCGAGCACGCCGGGTTTTTGCGGAATGGCGGGCGAGCCGGGTCCGTAGGTTCCCTCCACCGCGCGCATAGGCCCGCAATCTATCCGTATAAGGTATAATATCCGTTGCAACGGATAGCGGGGGTGATAAGTCGGATAAACTGGTAACAAAACGAGCCCACGGGGCTCTTATCGCTTGCCCCGGTGATGGGGTCGGCGCTTCGGCGTCTGTGGACAGCCCTCGCGATTAGCTTGCGCCGCGCTCGCGCTTCAGGGATTTGCTATTTTAGCGAATCGGCAAATCGGGGGGATTGCATGAATGGGCTGGCCGAGAAAGCTTGGTATTGCGTCGAAGCCGTCGAAGGGCAGGACTCCAAGGCGTGTCTCGGCCTTGCGGTTGCCGGGCTCGTGGTGTGGAGGCCCTTTGACACGCGCCGCGCTGCTGGCCGCCAAGGTGACGGCGCACGGGCGAGACAGGGAAAGCCCGTGGTTAAAACTGTGGGCGCGCCTCGCGCTGATAGATCGCGCCCGCGCTTCGGCCGGTATTTTTTCGTTTACGCCGGGCTTACCGAGTGCATCTTCCAGGAAATCCAGCACGCCCCTGGCGTGCGAGGCTTTGTCTGCGCGACTGGCTCGCGTTTCCCGGTTCCGATCCCTCCCGAGCAAATAGAATTCCTCCGCGTCTCCCCGTCTCCGGTCCAGCGCTCGACCACTTGGCGCGATTGGGGGGTGCTAGGCTCTCAGGTCGAAATCACACAAGGACCCTTCCACGGCCGCACGGCGCTAATTCGAGGGATTGACCAGAAGGGGATATTCGAGCTAGAGCTAATGCTGTTCGGTCGATTTGTCAGAGTGATCGCAGAAGCCTCCAACGTCTCGCAAGCTGTCCAGGCCAAGCCGGATAACTCCCGCAAGACGGTGCTAAATCCAGCCGGCCATTTGGTCTCGGCTGCCGCCGCATGAGAATTTCAAGGCTCTTGGCTCCCAGCGAGGCGCATGAAACCGCCCGTCATAACGTCAATGTGAAGCGCGAGTGGGACAGCGCCAGCCTCCAGCCGGGGGTCGTAGATGGGTTAACCGCAAATCCTTGCAGGCCCGGCAAGGCGGTGACAGCGGGAGAGACCGCACCTCTCAGCCGAACGCGATCCTGTATCGCGCTCCGACTGAGGGGGCCAATTCGCGCGAGCGCGCGTCTGTCGTGGCTTGTAATCCCCAGCAAGCGAAAGCCGAGAGGGTGTTGCCTTTCGTCCGCCCCGCATACCGTTCGCCGCGCCCCCTGTCGTGGTGGGCTGGGCGGGGCGGCGATAAATTTAACAGGAGCCGCGATGTCCAAGGCCTTTGAAATGGTCCCGGTAACGTCTTCGTCGCTTTCGGCGGTGGGTCACGACGCGGGCGCGGACGAGCTGCACGTCGAATTCAAAACCGGCGTGCGCTACGTCTATTCGGGCGTCTCGGCTGAAAAGCACGCGGCGCTGATCTCGGCGGATAGCGTCGGCAAGCATTTCGGCTCGAACATTCGCACGCGCTACCCGGCGAGAAAGCTATGATCTGGGAAATCACTTCGCGGGTAGCGTTCGTCCTGCTCGTTTGGCTCGGCGTCTACCTCTGGAAGGCTGCGAAAAATGGCTGAATACATCGCTCGCCTTTACGTGGTGTTCGCCTCGGATACGGACGCGGACGCGGCCACTCGCTTCGCCGCCCTTGAGGCGGCCTGCGGTCCCGGTATCGGATTCAACGCGCCGAAAAACCGCGACGGCGTTGTGATGCGCGAGGGCTTGCGGGTTATCCCGGCTGGGTCTGAAATCATCGACGTTGGGTCGGCGGACTTCGCCGGCCTTTACGAAACCTCGGCGCCGGTGGTTTAGCCCGGCCCAAATCCTTTTGGGGAGACTGATGGAAATTGATCCTGCCGCGACTGACGCAGCGACCGCGAAGACAGCCGCCGATCCGAATGTGGCGGCGCTCGCCGACGCTGACATGTTCCACGCGCTGCAAATGCCGTCCGTCCGCATCGACGGCGTGCATGTTCTCGCTGGGGCGAACGAAGTCCGCCTGACGTTCACGGAAAAGGGCGGCGCGGCCTCGAACCTCCGCGCGCACGCCCGCGCCTCGGTCACGATGAGCATTGATACGGCGCTCGCGATTGCGATGCACATTATCCGCTCGTGCGGTGGGAAGGTTATCGGGCCAGACGATGAGTGATCCCGGCCCCTGCAATCGCCGCGTCAGTCGGAAATGGGGGAGCGCGACTCTCGCCCTGCGCTCGGTCAAGGTGCGCGAACGCCTCGGAAAATCTGCGAAGGTCCGAACTCGGCGCGCGGAATTGCTCGCCCTTTATGGCCCCGCGATGTGCCCCGCCATTGATCGGCGGCCGTCGCCCTACTGGAAGGGCCTCGAAAGCTACCTACCTACGAGCACGCAAGTCGAGGAAACGATTGGGGCCATGTGCCGCGACGGGGAGGCTTTTCGGATAACGCATGGCGACGGTTCGTCGCATCTTGTGTCTCGGGAGGCGGTTTACGCTGGGGTTGATAATGGCCGGGCGCGGAAATCCTAAATTCAAGGCCGCCTATATGGGGCAAGCGAAAAAGCTCTGCAAGCTCGGCGCGACCACGTTTGACCTTGCTGAGTTTTTCGGCGTCTCCGATCGCGCGGTTAAAAAGTGGCTGGTGAAAAATCCAGCGTTCGCGGCGGCCGTCAAGGTTGGCAAGAGCACCGCTGATGAGCGAGTGAAGCGAGCGCTTTACGAGCGCGCGGTTGGCTATTCATTCACGTCGGAAAAGGTCTTCTGCGCCGAGGGCGTGATCGTCCGCACGGATTTTGTTGAGCACGTCCCGCCCGATGTGGGCGCGGCGCGTCTCTGGTTGATGAACCGCCTGCCTGATGAGTTCCGCGCCAAGGTGGAACAAGAGTCGGCCGGCAATATCACTGTCGAGGTTATCAATTTTGCCGGCTACCTTGACGCGCCGAAAGTCACAATCGAAAATTAGGCTCCCGCACAATTGGGAACCTCGCCCCTATCAAGTCCCGTTGCTGCGCTACATGGCGCGGGGCGGCAAGCGAGCCCTCGGGGTGTGGCATAGGCGATCGGGCAAGGACGAAGTTTGTCTCCACTGGGCGGCGATCTGCACGCAACAGCGGCCCGCGACTTACTGGCACATGCTCCCGGAGTATGCGCAGGGGCGCAAGGCGATTTGGGCGGCGGTCAATCCCCACACGGGCAAACGCCGCATAGACGAGGCTTTTCCCAAAGAACTGCGGGCGAACACGAATGAGCAGGAAATGTTCATTCGCTTCAAAAATGGCGCGACGTGGCAGGTTGTCGGCTCTGACAACTTCAATTCTACGGTCGGCAGTCCTCCTGCTGGTGTGGTGTTTTCTGAGTGGGCTCTTAGTAACCCTGCGGCTTATGGCTATCTGGCCCCGATCCTCGTTGAAAACGATGGTTGGGCGATGTTCATTACGACTTCGCGGGGTCGCAACCATTGCAAGTCCATGCTCGATATGGCGCGGACGCGCTCTGACTGGTTTGCGGAGGTATTATCCGCCGATGATACCGGGGCGATTTCCAAGGGAGCGATTGAGGTCCAGCGTCTCGAATATGCTGGGATTTTCGGCCAAGAGGCGGCCGACTCCCTAATAGAGCAAGAGTATTATTGCTCGTTCGACGCCGCTGTCCTGGGCTCCTACTGGGGCAAGGAAATGCGGATCGCGGAGGCGCAAGGGCGCATCTGCCGCGTTCCGGTCAATCCCGATCTGCCGGTTCAAACGGCGTGGGACATCGGCGTTTCGGACGCAATGTCGCTTTGGTGTTTTCAGGTCTACCCGGATCATGTCGATGTGGTTGACTACTACGAAAACTCGGGCCTGGGTTTCGACCACTATTGCGCTTGGCTCGATGAGCGCGGTTATCACGGGATCGACCACGTTCCCCACGACGCTAAGGTGCGCGAAGCCGGCGCGCCGGGCGCTCGAACACGAATTGAGACGCTGTTCTCGCTTGGCCGCAAACCAGAACTGGTGCCGGATCAAGGCTTGATGGATGGCATTAACGCCGGGCGTCTGACTCTCCCCTTCGCCCGCTTTGACTCGGTGCGCTGCGCGAAGGGCCTCGATTGCCTGCGCGAATATAAGGTGAAGTGGGACGCCAAAAAGAGGGTGTTCCTCAAGACGCCGGATCACTCCTGGGCGTCGCACGGCGCGGACGCCTGGCGCTACCTCTCGCTGGCGTGGCGCGCTCCGATGCGGCCGCACGATGAGCCCGCGCCCGAACTGTTCCGGCAAATTACAGACCTGACCTTTGACGAATGGCGCTCGTTTGGCGTCGAGGATGAAAAGGCGGCGCGCGCTTGAGCGAAGACTTCCCCGGCAACGGAACATTCGACGACGCCTATTGGCGCTCTCGCCTCGTTTCGACGCTTGAGCAACGCAAGGCCGAATGGCGCGCGCGGGGCTATGGCGACGATCTGTCCCGCTTCGATCTTGGAACAGTTGAGCGCGACGCGCTCGTGGCGCGGCTGGTGAAGATGTCGGACGCGAACAAGGGCGGATCGTCCGCCGCCGCTACCGTGTGGCTCTGCGGGCTGGTGCGGGCGGTCGAATACGGCGAGACGCACGCCAACGCAAAGGTTTTCAAATGATCGGGCACTATCCAGAGACTTGCGGCGGCCCTGGCTGCTGTTCTCACTGCGCGGCGGAACACCTGCGCGGGCTGGCGGGCCGTGCCATATACGCCTCCATCGCAAATAGCGATCTGCTGTCCACCGGCGACGGCGGTGGCGAGGCGCGCGCCCTGTTGCGCAAGGCGCTGCTAATCCTGCCGACGTGCATCACGCGCGATGAAATCACGGCGTTCCTCGCGGGGCCGGCTCAGTGAGCTATCAAGCCTCGGACGGCGACGACAAGGCGACGAAGGACGAAGGCGGCGAGGGCTCCCGCTGGCTGTCGGAAATCGAGCGCGCGCAAGAGGCTCCGGCTATGCGCGAGTGGCGGCGCCGGTGTGGGGTCATTCGCGAAAATTACCTCTACACGAAAAGCCATGAAACCAAGGCGCGCCGTTATTCGATGCTCTGGTCGAATATCGAAACGCTTGAGCCGGCCGTCTATTCGCAGACTCCCAAGGGCGTGGTGCAGCGGCGCTTTCGCGACGCGGACCCGATCGGGCGCGAAGCCTGCCAGGTGCTTGAGCGCGGGATTAACTTTCAGGTCGATCTAAACGACTTCAACTCGGGCTTTGAGCAAGTCCGGCATGATTATCTGCTGTTCGCTCGCGGGCTGGCTCGTGTCTATTACGAGCCCGTCATGAAGGAAGCCGCTGACGACACGGCGGACGAAGGCGCGGAACTTGACGTTTCCGATATGCTCGGGCCTGACGTCGAAGCGATGGCGGGCGGTCCGGGTCTCGGTTTCGAGGAAAATCTAGGCGTTCCGGGCGACGATGAGGCGGAAAAGCCACATTCTGAGGGTGCCCCGGTCCAAGCCCCCGACGTGATCGACTTTGAACACGTAAAGATGAAATATGTTCATAGCGACGACTTTGCCCATTCGACTGCCCGCATTTGGTCCGAGGTCGATTGGTGCGCGTTTCGCGCTTATCTATCGAAAGACGAATGGGACAAGCGTTTTCCCAAGCAGGCGAACGCCTTTTCGGCGGACGGCGCGGCGGCGAAGACGGACAATCCGACCGCGCAAGAGGCGCAAGAGGAAAAGGCCGCCGTTTGGGAGATTTGGGACAAGTCCGGCGATCGCGTTTTGTGGGTGTCCACGGGCGTTGACGGCGTGCTCGATGAGTCCGAGCCATATCTTACGCTAGAAGGCTTTTTCCCGTGCCCTGAGCCCGCCTATGGGACGCGCACGAATGATTCGCTGGCCCCGGTCCCTGACTTCATTTTCTACCAGGATCAATGCGACGAAATCGACGGTCTGACGAAGCGCATTGCCTCTCTGACGGACTCTCTCAAGCTGGTCGGGTTTTACCCTGGCGGCCCCCAAGGCGAAGGCTTCCCAGAGATTGAACTGGCGGTAAAGCCGGGGATTGAAAACCGCATGATCGCGGTGAAGTCTTGGTCGGCCTTTGTCGAGGGCGGCAAGGGCAGCGCGCCTATCGTTTGGCTTCCTATCGCGGAAGTCATGAAGATTATTCAGGGATGCGTCGAGCTTCGCAAGCAGCTTATCGAAGACGTTTACCAAATCTTCGGCATTTCCGACATTATGCGCGGCGAAGGCGAAGCGAACGAAACGGCGAAGGCGCAAGGCATTAAAGCGCAATTTGGCTCGATGCGGATTCGCACGCGACAAAAGGAGCTTTCGCGCTTCTGCCGTGATATGGTCCGGCTGGTCGGCGAGATTATCGCAACGCAGTTCCAGCAAGAGACGCTGGCGAAAATGACCAACGTGTCTCTGCCGACGCGGCAAGAGGTCGAGCAACAGTTTCAGCAAGCGATGGTCGAATACACCAACGCGATGCAGCAATTCCAGATGCAGGCGCAACAAGCGGTTCAGTCGCCGCCGATGGGTGCGCCTGCGGCTCCGGGGGCTGTCGCCCCCGGACAACCTTCCCAAGCGCCAAAGCCGCCCCAGCCCCCGCAACAGCCTCAGCCCGGCCAGCCCGTCACCTGGGATGATGTGCTTGAGCTATTCAAGGATGGCGTGACGCGGCGCTTTCGGCTGGATGTCGAGGCGGACTCGACAATCTCCGGTGACGAAAGCCAAGAGCGCAGCGATCGCGCGGCATTCGTCGAGGCGGTAACGAATTTCGTCAAGGAATGGGCGCCGATCCTCCAGGCGCAACCGGCGCTCCTGCCGGTCGCAAAGCAAATGCTGCTGTTCCTAGTGCGCGGGTTTCGTGGCGGCCGCGAACTCGAAGAGACGCTCGAAGAGGCGTTCGACAAGCTCGAAGAGATTGCGGGACAGCCCAAGCCAAACGTCCCGTCTCCAGAATTCCAAACCGAGCAAGTCAAGCTGCAAGGCGTCCAGGCGAAGACGCAAGCCGAAGGGCAAAAGGCCGCGCTCGATCTGCAAGCCTCGCAAGCCGACGCGCAAGCCAAGATCGCCGCGACGCAATCGCAAGTCCAGTTGAAACAGGCAGAGGCCGCCGCGCAAATGCAGCGCGATCAGCAAGCGCATGATCTGGAACAGGCGCGGGCGGTGACGCAACTCCAGCACGATCGCGAGCGTCACGGCATGGAAATGGAGAAACACCGCGCCGAATCCTCGCGCGCGGCGCAAGCCCATGCCCAGGCGCAGCACGCGGCGACCATGCAAGAGACGCGAAACGCAACCAAAGCCAAGGCGGACGGCGAGGCGGCGAAAGCGAAGAGCGCCGAAGAGGCCAAGCCGAAGGATAGCGGCAAGCGCGAAGTCATCCGGGGCAAGGATGGCAAGATATCCGGGGTCAAGCTCGCGGACGGGACGACTCGCAAAATCCTACGTGATGACGCGGGCCGCGTCGTCGGAATCGCATAAGGAAAACGACACATGGTCGCCTATAACAAGTTCAATCTAACCGTTCAGGATGTGGCGAACGCGATCGACAACTTCTCGTCGGACGCGCTCAAAATCATGCTGACGAACACCGCGCCGGTCGCGACAAACCATCTCTATACGGATGTGTCGGGAACCGAGCTTGCTTCCGGCAACGGCTACACGACGGGCGGCGCGACGGTCTCGGGAACGGGAGACAGCAACGCGAGCGGGGTGGAATCGATCGCCGGCTCGGCGGTGGTCTGGACAAGCGTCACCGGCACGATGGGGCCGTTCCGCTACGCCATCCTCTATGACAGCACGTCCGGCAAGTTGCTTGGCTGGTGGGATTATGGCGCGGCGCTCTCGCTCAACGGCGCCAATGGCGACACGTTCACCGCGACGCCTGCCGGCTCCGTGCTGTTCACGATTACGTAAGGGGCCGTCATGGCTTATTACAGCGCGCTCGTGGCTGAATGGGCGGCTCTGAGCGGAACCACGGCGCAAAAGCTCGCCGCGAACCCCGTGCCTTGGTGGTCGGCCACGGTCGCACAGGGCGGGGGTGGTCTCTCTTCACCTGTCGGCGCGGCCGATCTTAGTTCGGCCGGAGGGCTTGTCTAATGGCAATTGAGAAATGGGTAGCGGGCGCGGCGGCCTCTTATACGGCGGCTTTTGGGTCTGAGATAAACTCTGGCAGTTTCGTGAACGGCGATAGCGTGCAGAGCAGCGTCGTCATCGCGAACGGAACGAACCTTGATATGTTCATGGACATTTCCGTGTCCCTTGCGTCGATCACGACCGCCGCGCCGAATTTTGTCGGTTTTAGTATTTATCCGCTTAACCAAGACGGATCGACTTATGGTGACGGTCGTTTTGGATCGCTGGCGGCGGGCGTGCCAGCGCCGCAGCTTTGGGTGGGCAATATCATCTTTCCTGTGGGCACCCAGGCTTGTGTCGGAACGCTTGAGCGCATAATTTTGCCGCCAACCAACTTTGTGCTGGTTCTTTATAATCAAACAGTCTCGACGCTCGCCAGTTCCGGCAACGTGATAAAATATAAGACCTATAACCGATCGATTGCCTAACCTATGGCTATCTGGACGCCACGCAAGTTTCAAGTCTTAACAACAAGCCCGCTTGAAAACGAAAACGGTCTTGTCGGGCGCTGGTGTCTTGACGGGACTGGAACGGACTGGAGCGGGAATAGTAATAACGGCAGTATAGTAGGGGGCGCTTCACCGGCTCAAGGCATTGTTGGCGAGTCGCTTCTTTTTGGTGGGGCCGGTTCTAATCAATACGTCACTGTCCCAAGTAATGCAACACTGCAACCTGCTAATATAACCTTAACCGCGTGGTTTAATCTAAAGGTAATACCTAGCGGTCCAAACTACGCTGCCATAGTATCCATGCCGAGAAGTGCGGCAGTATGGACTGCCCCATATCTTAGTTTCATTCTCCGAATAAATAGCGCGACAGTTATAGAATATGATTTAGTATCATCTTCTTATGTTTCATCTACGGCCACGGTTCCAACCATTCTTGTGGGAACGTGGCATCATGTCGCCATGACCTATGCGGGAGGCGTGCAAACATTATATTTTGATGGAGTTAAGGTAGGTTCAACCTCGTTTACCGGGCCGATAGGATATACGGTTGGTCAGCCGTTGATGATTGGAGCGGATAACGGCGCTACTCCAGTTGGTGAAATTACTAACGGCTATATTAACGACGTTCGTATTTATAACCGGGGGCTCTCCGGCGCTGAAATAAATGCGATTTATAATCAGGCGTTGGCCTTTCAGCAAGGCCAGCCCGAAGGCGAGATGCCGGCGCTCTGGACCCCGTCGACGGCCTACTCTCTGGCTCTGGCGTCTGGCTCCTACACGGTCGCCGGCTCTGCCGCCGTTCTAAAGACGGCGCTTAAGGTTGGGCTCGCGACCGGCGCGTATTCCCTAAGCGGCTCGGCCGCCTCTCTGGTCGCCGCGCGCAAGATCGCACTCGCGTCCGGGGCTTATTCCCTTGCTGGGTCGGGCGCGTCCTTCAAGGTGGCGTGGCATGTGGCCCTTGCGTCGGGGGCTTATGCGCTCTCGGGCTCGGCGGCGACGTTCAAAACAGCGCGGGGCCTGCCGCTCGCGGCTGGGGCCTACGCCCTTTCTGGTTCCGCCGCGACTCTCACTTACGCGCCGGGCTCGCACGCCGCCTATAGCCTCGCGCTCGGATCGGGTTCGTATCTCTTGGCGGGCTCTCCCGCCTCTCTGGTCGCGGTCATCGCGAATCAAATGGATATGCACGACGGCGGCGGCGGCAAAAAGAAGCCGCGTCCGCTGCCTTGGACGAAAGAAGACGAAGTCAAGGAAAAGCGCCGGCGCGCGGCGCTCGATGCCGCGGAGGAAGCCCGGCGCGAGAAGCCTTCCGAAAGCGTGCGGGCTGCTGTCGAGGCCGCTGTCGCCGCGCAAAAGCCAAAGGTTGATGAACCGGAGCCGGCCCCGTCTGTCGCGCCGGTTGTTGATTTAAAAGTCAACGCGCCAGCGAAGCCCAAAGCCCCCGCGCCTGAGACTGTCGCCCCGCTCGGAAAGATCGCGGTCGCGAAGGAACTCCCCGGCGAAGACGCGCCGGACGAAGACGCCGACGAAGACGCGATAACCGCGCTCCTGCTCACCCTCTAACGATCGGACGATCCACGATGGCGCAACTGCGCTCATGCCGCGTCTGCGGCGATTGGCACGATACCTTTGACCCTTGGCCCTCGGCCTGTCGCGGTCACTGGCGCGAACACACGACAAGCCGCTCGGACCTCCCGGCCCCGGCGATTATCCGCGACGAAATGTCTCCGGTTCGGGGTATGGCGGACGGCGTGACTTATGACAGCAAGAGCGCGCTGCGGGCCTCGTATCGGGCTCACGGTATGCGCGAAATTGGGAACGATGCGCCCTCGGTCCCGACCGGCCCGGCGCGCGAGAAAATCACTTGCGACGAAATCGCCCAAGCCGTCGCTAAGGTGAAAGAGGGTTACAAGCCCGAAGTCCCGATCGAGCAAGACACGGGCGATGATCTCGCCTGGGCGGATGCCGCCGCGTAAAGCGCGAATACCCCTTACCCCTCCATAGGGGTTATTCCCCTCCGCGCCCGATCAGAAGGGCCGCGCAACCTCCCGAGAAAACATGACTGACGAATTTGACGGCGTTTCCGCCGACGCTACCGCTTTGTCTGATGTGGCCCCGGCCGCTCCAGCTGTTCCCGAGCCGGCCCCACAATCCGAGCTCACGACGCGCGACATTATCCGCGCGGCGGTCGAAAAGCAGAAAGCCGGTGAGGAAAGCCCCGACGCGGCCCCGCGTCCAGACGCGGCGCGGACGGCTGACGGTCGCTATACGGCCCCGGCCGCTACGCATGGGGCGGACGGCAAGCCTTTGGCCGCTGGCGCTTCTCCTGCCGTTCCCGCCGCCCCTGTCGATCCTGCTGCGACGCCCGGCGTAGGTCACAACGGCGGCCCTCCGCTCAACGCGCCGCATTATCTGTCTCCGGAGTCTAAGGCTGCCTGGGCGACGCTGCCAACGCATGTGCAAGCCGATTTTGTCAGGCGCGAACGCGAGGCCGCCGATGGCTTCAAGCAATATGAGGGCCTCGGCGGCTACGCCAAGCAGGCGAAGGAAAGCGGGACGAACCTCGCGACGGCGTTCAAAAACTACGCTGAAATGGAAAACGGCCTCGGCCGCGATTTCAACACTGGCATTGAGTCGATTTGCAAATGGTATGGCAAGGACCCGCGCGCGATGGTCGTCGCCATCGCCACCAAATACGGGCTGATTAAGGGGCAGGCTCCGAGCCTCGCGCCGCTCCCTAAGACGATCGACGAAGACGCGCTTGTTGAGCGCGCCGCCCAAAGAATTCGCGATGAACACACTTCGCGTCAGGTCGATGAGTCGCTGTCCACTTTCAAGGCGGACCCGGCAAATCGCTACTACGAAAACGTCCGCGAGCACATGGCTTCCCTCATAGAAGCCGGTCACGCGGAATCGCTCAAGGACGCTTACGAAATGGCGTGCTGGGCTCGTCCCGACATTCGCGCGCTGCTGCTCAAACAAGCCGCGCCTTCTGCCGGTCCTTCGCCGGCCCCGGCTCTCAAAGCCGCTGCCGCCGCGAAGCACGTCCTCGGGGCTCCGCGCGCCGGTCTCACCCCCGCCGCCAAGCCCCACGACGAAAACGCCTCCATTCGCGACACGATCCGCGCCGCCGTCACGGCGCAACGCGCAGTCGGCCGCGCCTAAATCCCCTCATTCCGTAAGGAAAATACATCATGGCTTCCCCTCTCGTCGTATCGGTTGACTGGGGCGATGTGGTCACGACCACCCTAGAAAATCGCTCCAAGAAGCTCGCCGACAACATCACCAACAACAACGCGCTGCTCTATCGCCTCCGCACCAAAGGAAAACAGAAGTTTTTCCACGGCGGCGGTCGCGAGATTATGCAGGAACTCCGTTACGCCCAGAACCAGACGTTCATGTGGTATTCGGGCTATGAATTCCTCAACGTGTCGCTTAACGACACGATGACGGCGGCCCGCTTCCCGCTCAAGCAGGCGTCCATCGCGGTCACACTGTCGGGACTCGAAGAGCTCCAGAACAGCAGCGAAGAGGCGATGATCGACCTCATCGAGGCGCGCGTTGACACTGCCGAGGATACTTTCTGGAACGCCATGTCTGCCGGCGTCTACTCGGACGGCACGGGCTATGGCGGCAAGCAGATTGGCGGCCTGTCGCTGCTGGTGTCCAAGGTTCCGACCTCGGGCGTCGTCGGCGGCATTGATCGGAGCGCGCAAGTCTGGTGGCGCAACACCGCCGACAACGCGAACACGGACACGCTGGGCGTCGTCACCTCGACGAATATCCAGGCCTACATGAATAAAAATACCATCGCGTTGAAGCGCAACAGCGATGGCGTGAACCTGATCGTGGCGGACTCGAACTATTACACCGCCTATCTGACTTCGCTCCAGGCGATTCAGCGCATCACGAACGACGACAAGATGGCCGGCGCCGGCTTCACGGCTCTGGAATATTTCGGCGCGGGCAAGCGCTGCCCGGTAGTGCTCGACGGCGGCAAAAACGGCCAGATTTCGGCGAACACGATGTATTTTCTGAACGAGGATTACATTCAATATCGGCCGCACGCGCGCCGTAACTTCAATGTGATCGGCAAGGATCGGTCGAACGTCAACCAGGATGCCATCGTTCGCATTATGGCCTGGGCGGGAAATCTGACGTGCCTGAACTCCTCACTACAAGGAGTCCTTTGGCAATGAGTGATGGGGCTTGATGCGCTTGGGTTAATCATCTTACGCTCTCCATAACACAGGAGGGCATAAGGTGACAGAGCGCGAAAGAATATCCATCGACGAATTGCGGCAACGCCTCGAATACGATCCCGAACTCGGTCTTTGTTTTTGGCTCACGACGCTCGGCGGGAAATGCCGCAAGGGTGAATCCGCCGGGCGCGTTGGGACGGGTAAATCTGCGGGATACTGGCGCATCAACCTCAACGGGCGTCAGTATCCCCGGTCCAATATTGCCTGGGCTCTCATGACCGGCGAGTGGCCTCCGCTTCAGGTCGATCATGAGAACGGCAAGCAATGGGACGATCGTTGGTCAAACCTTCGTCTTGCGACTCAATCGCAAAACAAGGCAAACGGGCGAGCCTACAAAAACAATTATCTCGGCGTTAAGGGCGTCTGCATCCGTGGCAGCAAATACCAGGCACATGCACAAATCGGCGGCAAGCAAAAGCACCTCGGGTATTTCGACACGATTCGAGAAGCCGCACAAGCTGTTTCAGACGCCCACGAGAAAGAATACGGGGCGTTCTCTCGCACCACATAAAGGTCAATCACCATGACTATCGCAAAGAAGCAATACGAGCAGATCGGCGTCCGGCCGTATCTGCCCGAAGGGCCTTACGGCTCGGCCGGCAACACGCCATTCCCTAATTTCGCGTATGGCTCGGTAGTCGCCGGCGAGGCGGAAGCGGAATTCGTCTTCCTTGCACTCACCGTCGAAACGACCCTGACGCTCAATCAGGGTGACGTGCTGGTGTGGGACAACAGCTTCCAGGCTGTCGTTTCTCAGACCGGCTCGGGGGTGCATCCGTTCGGCGCCAGCGTCGGCACGTTCTTCCTTGGCGGCAATCTCGATTGCATCGAGGAATTCGCCTCGGGCGGCCAGTGGTCTTACACCTTCCCGGTCGCGGGCGTTTATGGCGTTTGGGTGCAGCGCGCCGGCGTTTCGCTTATGAATATCGCGACCGTCAACGCTCAGAGCAAGCCACTCAACACGACCGCCGTCAACGGTCAGGTGAACGCCCCCGCGTCGGCTCTGGCCGGCTCGATGGGGATTCAGAACGCCTGGGCGGCCCCGACCTCTTGGACCTTCACGGCGAACACGGTAACGGGCTCAGTCAACCTGACGAATGTGTCACAGTCGAAGGGCCAGGTGATCGGTCAGACGCTTTCGGGAACGGGTATCCCGAACGGCACTTACATCAAGGATATTCAGGGCGGCATTATCGTGATGTCGGCGGCGGCGACGGCGACGGGTTCTGCCGTCACCATTACGGCGGCCAATAACTCGACGTGGGGTTCAACCACGAACGGCTCCCCGGCTCTGGTGGTCCCGAATATCCCCGGCATTTACCCGAACCAGACTCTCGCCGGCACGGGCATTGCGGGAACCATTCTTTCGATTACGGGTGGCCCCGGCGCCTACACGCTCAACATGAGCGCGAACGCCACGGCTACGGCGGCCTCGATCAACTTCACCACCACCATCTACATCGAGGCGTTGCTTCGCTGGCCGCAAATCGGCGTCCAGAACTAACAGAATTCGCGGGTCACTCCTGCCCGCGTCTTAGCGGCTCGCGCTGCTCCCGGTCGGACGCTTAATCGCGCCCGGCCGGCTTTCCCCTCATGCGCAAGGCGCTTCAACAATGGATGATATTTCTCAGATTGCGATCGGTGATCCCACGGCGAGCGTCGATCAGTGGGGAACGGTCGATTATGCCCAGATGAACAAGGGTGTAACGCCGATCTTCATGGCGATCCCGGTCAAGGATGAGCGCGCCACGGAAGAGACTGGGAAGGCGACCTATAAGGAATTTGAGATTGTTCAAATTCGCGTCGCTGGCGATATGAACAGCGTCGCGGCGCATCCGGTCGATGACGCGATTAAGGAGCGGTTCGCCGCTCAGTATGAGAAATGGAAAACGAGCCGCGTCGCGCGCACGGTTGATGGAACGCCGCTGAAAGAGTGGCCGCTGCTCTCCCCGATTCAGATTGCGGAATTCGACTCGCTCGGCATTTATTCAGTCGAGCACGTCGCGGGCCTCTCCGACCATCTCGTGACCAAAATCCAGGATGGCCGCGTGTGGCGCTCCAAGGCGGAAGCCTGGCTTGCCTCGGCCAAGGACAACGCCGCTGCCGCGAAGTTCGGCGCCGAAAACGAGCGGCTGCGCGAAAGCAATGCCGAACTTAAATCCGAAATGGCGTCGCTGGCGGCCCGGCTGAAAAGCCTCGAAAGCGACGGCAAGCGCGCGAGCCGCGCGGCTTGATCCTCTTCGCCCTCGGGTTCGCGGCGGGCGCTCTGCTCGTCGCGGTCCTCGTCGCCACATGTCTGGCGTTCGCCGCTCAAACCGGTCCATAAAAATGTCGCTGCTCTCGATCGTCAACAACGCCTTTCTGGAACTGTCGGGAGTGGCGAATAACTATCCGTCTGTCTATACGAGCCTCGACTCCTCGGCGGCGCTGCTGATGCAGCTTGCACAGCGCACAGGGGACGACGTGGCGCGGCGCTGGGGATGGAAAAACCTCAAGGTGCCGGGCGGCATTACCGGCGACGGAAAAACAACGGTGTGGGCTCTTCCCTCGGATTGGGCGTCGCTCGGCGAGTCGTCGCTTCTCGTCTCGAACCTTTACCCGCTGCTGCCGCTGGCTGGCCCGATCATGCCGGAGCGGCTGCTTTTGTTGAAAGCGCTGCCGGCGATGCCTATTCGCCCGCTGTGGCGCATGATCGGCGGCAATATTGAAATCTGGCCCGCGCTGGCGGCCGGCGAACTCGTGACGCTGGAATATCGGTCTTCCTGCTGGGTGCTTGATGTCGATGGCGCGACGCGGCGCCCGCGATGGACAGCCGACCTCAACACGTCGCTGATTGACGAAAGCCTGATTGAGCTTGGCGTAATCTGGCGGTGGAAAGAGGCCAAGGGGCTGCAATACGCGGAGCGTTTCGCCGAATATGAGCGGCGCTTTGACGCGACGGCCGGGCAGGAAGATACGGGCCGGATGGTGTCCATGTCGAACAAGGGCGGAACTTTTGACCCGTCCGCGTTCTTCCCTGGTTTGATCGCCGACAATTCCGATGCCGGATCGTCGGGGCAATTCTCGTGAGGCTAAAGCCCGTCGCCTCCAAGCCTCGCGGCGTCGAGGTCGCAAGGCCGTTCACCCTGCCGGCCCCGACTAAGGGCTGGTGGGTCGGCGGCAATATGTCTCAAGCCCCGGCCGGGACAGCTTATGTCTTGCAGAACGCATTTCCGCGCCTGGACTATGTGCGCGCGCGCTACGGATCGTTCAGCTGGGCTATGGGGATGCCGGCGAGTCCGGTCACTTCGCTGTGGGTCTGGACTGACGGCGTGCTGTCGAAAATGATCGCCGCGTGCTCAAACAATATCTATGACGTAACGGCTGATGGCGCGGTCGGTTCTCCGCTGCTATCGGGCCTCGGCGCCCCGAATATCGAGGCGGCCAACTTTACGAATTTCGCCGGTGATACCGTGCTGTCGATCGTCGATGGCGTCGATTTGCCGATGACCTATGACGGCACGCAATTCACGAAAACCTATTCCACGACGGGCACGCTTGGCGTTTACACGGTCACGGGAACGCTTGACGGCACAACGCCAGAAATTACCGCCGTTGTGTGCTCGGACTGGACGCAACTCGCGGCTAATAGCCCGATTACCGGGGCAGGTATCCCGGCCGGCTCCACGATCCTGTCATGGGATGATGTCGGGCTTACGCTCACGATAAGCGCCGCCACCTCGGCCGCCGCAAGTGGCGAAACCCTTACTATCGACGGATTCCGCGTTTCCGCCGTCGCCTCGTTCACGAACCTCGCGGTGGGGCAGGCGATAACCACCGGAAACCCGACCACGAGCGGAATCCCGGACGGAACCTTTATCGCCTCACTGGTTCCTGGGTCGGGCTATCTGACGCTGACTCAGCCCGTCACCGCGACCGGCGTTGGTGTCGCCATCACGGCCTATTCGACGCCCCCTGTGTGGGGGCTCGCGGGCGCGGGGATGTCGCAAGTCTGGACGTTCAAGGATCGTCTTTATTTCTGCCAAGCGGATTCGCTCAACGCCTATTACCTCCCGGTCGCCTCGATCGGCGGCGTTGCGACGCTGCTGCCGCTGGCGGGCATATTTCACAAGGGCGGCAACCTCGTTGCGGGCGGCGCGTGGTCGGTAACAGCGGTTTCCGGCCCTTACGATGCCTGCTGTTTTGTCACGTCAGAGGGCGAAGTCGCGATCTATTCCGGGCTGTGGCCCGGTGATACGGCCTGGGCGCTGCAAGGAGTATTCCAGATTTCCAAGCCGCTGGGGATTCGCTGCCTGTTCAAGAGCGGCGGCGATCTGATTATCCTCACGGAAGACGGCATAGTGGCTATGTCGGCCGTGATGCAACTCGACCAGTTGTCATTGCAAAACCAAGCTCTCACGGCGTCAATCGCGCCGGCTTGGCATGACGCCGTTGTCGCTCGTCAGGGGCTATCCGGTTGGGCCGTCTGCACTTGGCCGCGCGAGTCCTTCGCTATTATCAATCTCCCGCAAGCGACGCCATCCGATCGGACGCAGTTCGTCACGAATACGCGCTCCGGGGCCTGGGCGAGCTATGTCGGGTGGGACTCGCAGTCTTACGCCGTCCTCGAAAATCAGCTTTATTTCGGAACCTCGGCCGGCGTGGTCATGGCTGGGGAAAGCGGCGGTTCCGACAATGGCGCGTCCTATTTGGTGGTCATTTTCCCGTCATTCTCGACGCTCGGCGCCGATGACGCCCACGGGAAGATTGTCCGTATGGTGCGGCCCAACTTGCTCGCCAACTTTCCCGCCCCGCTGCAAGTCAATGTGAATGTGAATTTCGACATTACGATGCCGCCGCCCGCTGGCGTCCTTGGCGGCCCTCTCGGGGGTGCGACGTGGGACGCATCGCTGTGGGACGTGGCGACGTGGGGCGCGACGCTAAAAACCTTCTCGCAGTGGGCTCCCTGCTACGGGCTCGGGTTTACTGTCGCGCCTATCCTTTCGGGCTCGATAAATTCAGCGGTGCAGTCTGACATTCGGCTGCTTTCGACGACCGTTCTTTACGAAGGCGGGAGTCTGATGGCGTGATCGTCCACGATAACGCGGGCGCTAAAGCCTATCTCGACGCGCGCCTGGGGATTCGCCTTGTTCCGCCGTTCGTCGGCTATGTGATCATCGCTGGCGGCGAGGCGACGGGCGCGGTCGTTTACAACTCTTGGACGCTCTCTGACGTGCAAATGACGGCTGCGCTTGGTCCCGCCGTGTCGCGCCGTGATTTGCGCGCGATCTTCCGCAAGGCGTTTGGAGCCCCGCTCGACGTCTGCCGGGTGTCGTGTGTGACGCGCCACGACAACCACGCGGCAATTCGCGGGATGCGCTTGCTTGGATTTGTGAGCGAGGGAATCGCGCTCGACTATTTCGGCCACGATCAACACGGCGCGCGTTATGTGCTGCTGCGGCGCTCTCAAACCATCATCAAGGATAACCCATGAACGCCCCGCAATCGCCGAATGTCGCACTCGAAACCTTGCAGCAAACCCAAGCGAACACTGCGGCGGCGACGCAGCAACAGCAAATGAATATGGTCGATCAGAATAACGCCTATGGGAGTTTGACCTACTCGCCAGACTCAGCGTCTCCGAGCGGCTATGTGGCGAACACGACGCTTTCTCCGATTGAACAGCAAATTTTCAACGAAGGCACGCAAGCTCAGGCGACGGAGGGCGGAATTGCGAACACTCTCGCGTCGTCCGGCGCCGGCGCGCTGTCG